GGTTCACCTAAAATAAAAGATGAAGATAGACCAAAGGTATTTAAAAAATTATTTGGATACTATGATAAGGGTGTGTTCACTATGATGAACAATAAATTTAAAAAGTTATTTGAATTTTATAATCAACCAGAAGTAAAAAAGTTAGTAAAAGAAGTTAGTGGTTTTAATTCAGCATTTAAGGGAAGTAGTTTAAGTGATGAGGGTATGTATGATTTCTTTAATTCATTTGCTGATTATAAAAGAGTATCACCTGAAAAAGCAGATATATTGGGTTGGGAAGTAGTTGGTGATATTGTTGGTAAAAATGCAAGAGACCCAGAATTTGAATTTACTTATGAAGCAGATAGAGTTGATACCGTCACATTTGGTAAAACTATAAATCAAAAAACATCAAACGAAGATAGTGTTGATAATCCATTTCCTAAGTACCGAGCTTACATGACAAAGATGGCAAAAATGATGAACATGCAAATTGTGAAGTTCTTTGGTAAACCTACTTCTAAGATGAAAGATTCACATACACACGATATGGGAACTGCAACTGCAGGTAGTGGTAATACCAATCGACCAGAAGACCCAAACAAACTTAAAAAGATACAAGAGAGTTATTTAGAAGATGTTAGTGTATTATTAGAGGGTGGAGCGTATGGACACATGTCTCATCCATTTGATGATAATAATCTTACATTTTCAGACTTGAAGACCATAATTATTAATGGTATAGGAGGAAAGTTAGATAGAGAAGATGGTGTTACAGAGAAACTTGATGGACAGAATTTAATGGTAAGTTGGATTGATGGTAAATTAAGAGCAGCTCGTAACAAAGGACATCTAAAGAATTTTGGTAAAACATCACCAACAACAAGTGGAATAAAATCTATGTTTAGTGGTAGAGGAAATATAGAAAAAGCTTTTGTAGGTGCAATGAAAGATTTAGAAAAATCAATCGGTTCATTATCAGATAAACAACAAGAGAAGATATTTGGTAATGGAAAACGATGGATGAACTTAGAGGTTATGTATCCAGCAACAGCAAATGTAGTAGATTACGATGTAGCAGAAATAATATTTCATGGTACATTAGAGTATGATGAAAGTGGTAGACCAGTAGGACAACCTAAAGATAGTGCTCGTATGTTGGCAGGTATGATTAAACAAACAAACAACCATATACAAAAAATGTTCAAGATTGGTAAACCAAACTTCTTGACTGTTCCAAAGGTACAAGATTTTGGTAAGAAGAAAAGTATGTACTTAGGAAAGTTAAAGAAGTTACAATCTCAATATAGTTTAAAAGATACAGATACATTGGGTGAATACCATGAATCATATTGGAGAGAGTATATTTTTAATGCTAGTAAACAATTTAAAGTAAAATTAAAACCTGCACAATTTGCTAAGTTAGTAAAGAGATGGGCATACTTTGATAAAAGTTATAAAATACCAGAAATTAAAAAAGATTATAAAGATAAGCCTAAATTTTTAAATTGGGTACTATCAACAGATAAACAAGACCATAGTAAGATTTTTAAAGATAATATAAAACCATTTGAGATATTGTTCTTTTCAGTAGGTGCAGAGATATTGAAAAACATAAGTGGATACATGGCAGTTAATCCAGATAAAACAATTCAGAAGATGAGAAAAGAAATGATTAGTGCAATGAAAGATTTGCAGAAACCAGACAAAATAGAGAAATTAAAAAAACTAAAAATACAAATCGAAAAACTACAGAAGATTGGTGGGTTAAAAGCAATCGTACCAAGTGAGGGTATAGTGTTTAAGTATAAAGGTAACACATACAAGTTCACAGGTGCATTTGCTCCAATTAATCAAATATTAGGTAGTATAAAATTCGGTTAAGGAGTTATAATGGCAGGATATAGTAAAGAGATGGAAAGAGCCAATAAGGCATTAAAAGATTTAATGTCAGGCAAAGACCATGAAAAAGAATATGTTCAAGTAGGATACGAGGGTAAGAAAGAAGACCTTGGTGGAAAGACCCGAGAATCAGACCTAAGTAAAGTAATGCAATCGATTAGGATGCCTTTGTTTTGTCCTAAATGTAAAAAAACAATGAAGAAAAAACTTGATGATAAGTTTTGGAAAACAAAAGGACATTGTTTTGATTGTCAAATAGAATTTGAAAATAAATTAAGAGTTAAAGGTGAGTTTGATACCTATGCTAAAGAAATTATCAATGGTAATAAAAAAGCATTCTTAAAGGATATGAAACAATCACTTGACGAATTTGAAGAAACTGGTGGAAAAGTTGAATGGCTCAATTCAGTTGGGGTTCAAGATGTTGAACTCGAAAAAGAAAAATGGGAAATGGGTGAAAGTGAATTTGCTAAAGTAGTAGATGAAGCTAAAGAACATATAACTAAATTAGAAAAGGCAATTGAAGATGAGTCAAAAGAACTTGATACTACCAGAGAAAGTAGTAATTGATTTGATGGCGTTGACCTCACGATTAGGTGAAATAGCAATTGATTACAATAACAAAATTGGTGGTACAGAAACAGAAAATTTAGTAAGATTGTATACGAAAGTAATCCATAAACTCATGGATTTAGAATACCAAGATTTGAATAATCCAACGGGTTATTCATTTGAAGAACTCTTAAAGAGTGCAGGAATAGATAAACCTAATAAGGGAGAAGAATAATGATAGGTGGAATACTGAATTTCATCATGGGACTTTTTGGTGGAAAGAAAAAAGAAGAAGTTAAAAAGTTAGATGAAGCAATTAAAGTAAAAAATCAAGAAGTAACTAAACTTGAAAAAGAAGTAGTGAAACTTGAGAAGAAGAAGAAAGTCAACAAAAAAGAAGTTGGTAATCTTAAACGAAAAGTAACCAATACTAAAAAACAAATACTTGCAGCTGAAGAAGCAGTAAAAACAGATAATGTTGATGAAGCAGTAAAATTTTTGAAGAAATTTAGTAAGTAGTATATACTTATATATATGAGATATTTTATTTACATATTATTTCTTGGTTTATTGTTCGGGCAAGATAACAAAACTTTTACCTTTTCAGAGGAAGAAGTTCTTGGGTTCACTAACAAAATCAAAGAATTAGAGTTAAAAGATAGTTTGAATGTATCTTTAGTAGGAGATTTAGAAAAACAAATTTTCCTATTAGAAGATAATGCATTATCTGATTCACTAATTATTGATTTTAGAACACATCAACTTCAGTTACAAAAAGAAACTATTAATTTGTATAAGGAAAAAGTTAAAGTGGTAAAACCTAAATGGCACGAAAACAAATGGTTATGGTTTGTTTATGGTGTTGGTGCTACAGCAATTTCAGTTAATCTTGCAGGACAAATAACAAACTAATGGCAACACAGATAAAAGAAGTAATCAAACAAGAGTATATTAAGTGTGCTCAAGACCCGGTCTACTTTTTAAAAAAGTATTGTATGATTCAACACCCGATTAAGGGTAAGATACCTTTTTCATTGTATCCTTTTCAAGAGGAAACAGTCAAAGAGATTAAAGATAATCGTTTCAATATTATTTTAAAAGCAAGACAGTTAGGTATCAGTACTTTAACTGCAGGATATTCTTTATGGTTAATGACATTCTTCCAAGATAAAAACATCTTGGTAATTGCAACCAAACAAGATACTGCAAAGAACTTGGTTACTAAAGTTCGTGTGATGCATGCAAATTTACCATCGTGGTTGAAACAGAAATGTGTTGAGGATAATAAATTAAATCTTCGATATGTAAATGGTTCACAGATTAAAGCAAGTGCAAGTGGACCAGAAGCTGCTCGTTCAGAAGCGTTATCACTATTGATATTAGATGAGGCTGCATTTATCGATAAGATAGATGATATATGGACTGCATCTCAACAAACACTTACAACAGGTGGTAGTTGTATTGCACTCTCAACACCTAACGGAGTTGGTAATTGGTTTCATCAAACTTGGGTTCAAGCAGAAGAGGGTAGAGGATTGTTCAATGATATTAAATTACATTGGACGGTACATCCAGACAGAGAACAAGAGTGGAGAGATGAACAAGATGAACTATTAGGTTTACAAGGTGCTGCACAAGAATGTGATTGTGATTTCATCACTTCTGGTACATCAGTTATTGATGGTGTATTATTAGAAAATTGTAGAACAAAGAGTGTAAAAGACCCGATAGAAAAAAGAGGTATTGATGGTAATTGTTGGGTATGGGAACCACCAAACTATACGAGAGATTATATAGTATGTGCCGATGTAGGTAGGGGTGA